TATTCGGGGGCTAGATATGACAGAACTAACATATCTTGGGTTACACCTTTATCATCACCTGACCAAAGTTATAAAAATTCTATAGATACATTACGCAAAAGGGTACATGATTTAGTACGAAATAATAACTACGCTGCACAGGCAATAAGATATGCCACTAATCAAATTGTAGGTCAAGGTGTAACAATGCAAGCACAAATAAAAAGTCAAAGAGGCGGTACACCTAATACGAGATTAAATGAGTCTATAGAAGGTGAATGGAGCAAATGGGGTAGAAAAGATAGTTGCGATATTCGTGGTGTTCTTTGTTTTTCTGAATTAGAAAGACTTGCAGTTAGGTCAATGATAGAAAGCGGTGAGTGTTTTATTATTATCCATAGAAAAGCATATGGAAGAAGCAAAATACCATTTTCCCTTGAAATATTAGAAGCGGAACAGTTAGATGATGATTATAAAGGTGCAAAAAAGAATAATAAGAATGTATGGAGGTTAGGAATAGAACTAAGTCCAGAAGGCAGGGCTGTTAGTTATGCGTTTTTAAAAAAACATCCTGGCGATACAAACTTTGCAACAGTACCAGAAGAAAGAAGGCATATTATTGTACCAGCTAAAGATGTTATACATTTGTTCATGCCACTAAGACCAGGCCAACACAGGGGCGTTCCATTTTTAGCAAGTGCTATAAATCATCTACATCAATTAGATGGATATATAGAAGCAACTGTTGTAGGTCAACGTGCAAGCTCTGCATTGATGGGATTTATTACAAGTCCAGAAGGTGAACTAGATGCAGGTGGTGAGGTATTTGATTATGAACGTGTAAGTGGCTTTGAGCCTGGTGCTTTTAAATATTTAGCACCTGGGGAATCTATATCTGTACCTGATTTAGATAAAGCTAATGGTGAATTTGAACCATTTGTAAGGGCTATGCTTAGAAGTATGGCAAGTGGTTTAGGTTGTAGTTTTGAGGCTATAAGTTCTGATTATTCACAATCTAATTACAGTAGTAGCAGATTAGCAATGTTACAGGATAGAGATCACTGGCGTACTATACAGAAGATGTTAAAAGAAACTTTTTACCAACCTATTTATGAATATTGGTTAGAGATGGCTGTACTAAGTGGAACTCTTACATTGCCTACATATTCAACAACACCTGATGTATACGAAAAAGTTAGATGGGTATGTAGAGGATATAGTTATGTTGATCCGCAAAAAGAGGTAGCAGCTGCTAAAGACGCAGTTAGGTGTGGATTTAAAACATTAACAGATGTTGTATCTGAGAGTGGTGGAGACATTGAAGAGCTGCTAATAGCAAGACAGACAGAACTAGCAAAACTAGATGAATTAAATATTATTACTGATACAGATCCAAGTGCCACTAATAAGAGTGGTGGTAGTCAGTTCAAGCCTATAAATACTGTTGATCCTTTTGGTGATACAGATGCACCATCAGGACAAGATGCAGAAAACGTAGCGGATGGTTCAGATGGCAATTATTAACGGCACAGAAATAGACCTTATGCCTACAAAAGGTATGAGGGAAGAAGCACAAAGGTATAGAGATTGGAAATCAGAAGGAGAAGGTGGAGGTACAGAAGTTGCAGCTAGAAGGGCAACACAGATATTAAGTGGAAACGAATTATCCCCAGATGTTGTTGTACAAATGTCAGCTTGGTTTGCAAGACATGAAGTTGATAAGCAAGGAGAAGGTTTTTCACCTGGTGAAGATGGCTATCCTAGTAATGGTAGAGTTGCTTGGGCTGCATGGGGTGGTGATGCAGGTAAAAGTTTTTCTGATGTAAAATCAGCTAGAATAAAAGAATTAAGAAACAATGATGTTATGCCTAAAACAAAACGTACAGCAAAACGTGCAGAACCAGATGAACTAAGCGTAGGTGATTCAGTCAGATGGAACGCAAGCGGTGGTGTTGCAAGAGGTGTTATAGATTCTATTGAACGTGATGGCACTATAAATGTACCTGATTCTGATTTTGAAATTACTGGTACAGAAGATGACCCTGCTGCATTAATTACTGTATATAGAGAAAATGATGGAGAGTATGAAGCAACAGATGTAAAGGTAGGTCATAAATTCAGCACACTTACTAAGATTAATTCATTAAGAAGTGTTACAACTGTATTAAAACGTAGTGGTGAAACATCTTTTTCAGAGAAAGACGAAAACACATATGAGTTTAGTTTTAGTTCTGAGTATCCTGTAGAAAGATCCTTTGGAACGGAAATACTAAGCCACGAAACAGGTTCAATAGATTTTGGTAGGTTAAACGGCGGCGTTGCACCTGTGTTATGGAATCATGATATGGATCAGGTTATAGGAATTGTTAGAAATGCATATTTAGATAAAGAAAAGAAAAAAGGTAGGGCAGTTGTTGAATTAAGCAGAAATTCTAAAGCACAGGAAGTAAAAAGAGATATAGATGACGGCATTTTAAGCGCAATTAGCGTAGGCTATCGCATTTTAGAAATGGAAGAACTTGAAATAAACGGATCTAACGCTTTTCTTGCGACTCGCTGGGAGCCACACGAGGTATCGGTTGTGGCAAGTCCTGCCGCACCAGATGTAGGCGTTTCAAGAGGATTAATTGATGAAAGCACTATGCCTAGTGTTAAAAAACAAGATATGATAGACAGTAAGCGTGTATACGCAGCGTCAAATGACGCACAACGGCCCAATTCTAAAAAACAATCAACTATGGAAAAAGAGCAACTTGATCTAGAAGTTGTGCGTAGTGAAGCTACTAAAAAAGCTGCTTCCGCAGAGCGTACAAGAATTAGAGAGATCAACGCAATGTGTTCTAAGCGTGGTTTTAATGACCTTGCAGAACAGTTAATTAACAATGGTTCTTCTGTAGATTCATGTAGAGCAGCTATCTTAGAAAGAATAGATGCAAAGCCTGTTGAAACAGCAAAGCCTATTGAAGAGCAACTATCTCCAAAAGAAAAAGAGAGATATGTAAGAGACTACAAAATTACATCTGGTTTGAAAGGTCTACTTACAGGAGATTGGTCTAATTCTGGAAGTGGTTTTGCTAGAGAGATTTCACAACAGATTGCTAAAGATTCTCAAAGATCAAATAGCGGTAGGTCATTATTTGTACCTTTCGGAGCATTAGCGAAAAGAGCTACTTATGTAACATCAGGTGCTACTACAGGGGGTAACATTGTTGCTACTGATTTGATGGCTGATGACTTCATTGAGGCATTGCGTAATAGTACTGTCATGGTTGGTTTAGGTGTACAAACATTATCAGGTCTAATTGGTGATGTTGCTATTCCTAGAAGATCAGGCGTTGCTTCTACTGGTTATTTATCTTCAGAAACAGGTGCATTATCACAAGCTGAATCAACATTCGATCAGGTCACAATGACACCTAAAACACTTGGTACATTGTCTAAGTATTCTAGAAATATGCTTATTCAAGCTACACCAGGTATTGAAGAGCTAGTAAGATCAGACCTACAGGCTGGTATTAATGTTGGTATTGACTTAGGTATCCTTAATGGTTCTGGCTCATCAGGACAGCCTACAGGTATCATGCAAACCAGTGGTATCGGTTCTGTTGCAATGGGAACGAATGGGGCGGCAATTACAGTTGAAGCATTAGTAGATCTAGAAACTGCAATTATGGAAGATAATGCAGGTGTTAACGCTGATTCTATTTCTTATGTAACAAACGCTAAAGTAATTGGTGCATTGAAGAAACTAAGAGCAGGTGGATCTAGTGCTACTGATGGTGCTTTCTTAGTTAACACTGATCTTACAGCGATTGGTAGAGGCGGTACACCATTGGCAGTTAACGGATATCCTTTAGCAATGACAAACCAAGTACCTAGCAACCTTACAAAAGGTAGTACTAGTGGTGAGTGTTCTGCTGTTGTTATGGGTGATTTCTCACAGGCTATATTAGGTCTATTCGGATCTGGTATTGAAATAACTGTTGGTGAAGATTCAGACGACTTTGCTAAGAACTTAACATCTGTTAAAGGTGTAGTTGCATTTGATGTTGCTGTTAGACACGCACAATCATTTGCTGCAATCTTAGACGTAACCACATAAGTGGTTTAATATAAGGGGTGTAACAACCCCTTTTTTTTATGAAAGTTAAATGTTTAAAAAATGTTTGTGCTAGTGGCAACAGCCTAGAAGCAGGTCAAACTTATGATGTGTCAGATTCAGACGCAGAATTATTAATCTCAATGGGAAGGGCAGAAGTCTACACGCCAAAACCAAAAGTAAAAAAAACAACAACAAAAAAGTAAATGCCATTTACTGAAGATGCAACAACACAAAATGTATATCTAGATGATTTTGGTGTAAGTTGTACATCAGGTGGTACTACTGCAAATGGAATATTAGAACAACCAGATCAAATATTGGCAGGGGATATGATAATAAGTACAGAGTATGAATTAACCGCAAAAACATCTGATTTTGGTTCTTTAGTTTCTAGCGATACTATTACTGTTGATGGTACTGCATTTACAGTTAGAGATGTAAGAAAAGAAAATGATGGTGTATTTTGTAGATTAAGTTTATCTAAAAACTAATGACTACTAAAAGAGAAACAATATTAGCAAGAATAGCAACAGTTTTAGCTGGTACTACTGGTGTCTCTGATCGTATATTTAGAAGTAGACAAACAGCATTTACAAGAACTGAGACACCTAGCTTAATAATAGAGCCACAAAGTGATACAGCAGAACAAAACACATCTTTACCTACTTTACACCATACATTATCTGTAACTATAAGTGTAGTGGTAAGCAGTG